GGTAGATCTGATTTGATAACCAATCTTAGTTAATTCATCTTTCGTTATTTTTTTTAATAATCGAACTTCAATGTTACACTTATTGAACCCAAATCGAGAGTCAACATGAGGTTTCTCAGAAATAATTTCATAACCTAATTGAGAAAATGCATTCAGACTGATGAACACAGCCATTACAGCCAACAATAAAACTTTTTTCATAAACATAAATTTTTAGAGGGTTGATATAAAATAGATAATAGAAAACAGTACCAGCATAATTATACCGGCAATAAGATTATACAGCATTCGTTTTTTAAGTGATAACATGATGCACAAAGATATAAAAAATGTTTAAACATTGTGCAATCCATGCACAACATCGTATAATACTGCACAACTACGAACAAAAAAAAACCGTTCCGAACTTCACAGCCCAGAACGGTATCAACCTTTAAAAAATAGTCATGTACAAATCACAAAGAAAACAAGTATTTATGGAGTGGCAGTTTCTTTTTCTTCTTGCTCAAGCATATAGTCGAGTGAAAAAAGTATGTTATATAACATATCTTGCTTGTAAGCACGTTTCTTTTCCGGATCGGCTTTGGCAATATAGTCAAGCAGTTTCTGTTGTCCATCGTATGGGTTACCGGTGGCAGCTTCGCCACCGCTAAATACCCGGTCGAACTTTTCGGCAATAAAACGGCAGCTGCCTATCCAAAACCAAATGGTCAGAATCACCACTTCCGGCTTCAGGCGTTTCATATATTCCAGATTCAGATCATCCGGATTAAACTGGCTTTTGTCTCTCCTGAACATACACCCAATCCAGGCATAAATCGCTTCAGGTTTTTTTTCCTTCATTACATCGTATGTCTGAAGGTAAATATATTGGTTATAAATCAAATCGGTCATTCCTGTTTTTGGTCCATAGAATTTACGTCCACGAATTTTGATTTCAGGATATTGATTTACGGTTAACCGGTTGTCCAAAAAACAACGTCCATCCTTATCCGGTTCGGTAAATAGGTAATCGAAAGCAGCTGCTGCACCGGTTACATCATTGGCCGTAATAGCAAAAATGTTTTTATCAATCTTCACACGGAAGTATCCCGGATTCTTCATCCGCTTTACCACAGCTCCGAGGCAGATAAACAGCATTTTGACTTTAATTTCCTGTATCGGTAATTCTGTACCAACTAACCTGGATAAACTTATAAGTTGATTCCTGGTCATTTCGTCCATCTTTCCCGGCAGAGAAAAAGTATAATCACCGATATGAAGTGTTTTCATTATCCGAATGAATTAAAAATTTTCATATCAGCCGAATTGAAATCCATAGCCGAATTGATCGGCTCAATACCAAGCTCCATAGCGTACTTATTTAAAGTTTGCTGTATTTTGTTGTAGTAAAAAACGGCTTGGTCGGAAAAGAAATTCCCCTCATTTTGAGGATCGGAATAAAGTGGCCGGATAAGCGGTTTGTACTCCGGTGTTCCTGATTCGGTACGGTTCAGTTTACTCGCCTGGCTTGTGTGAAGCTCCGCTGTCTTACAAGCCACAAATCTTTGAACGGCAACAATCAGAGCCTTTTCTATGTCTGTTTGTGTATCGTTCAATTTTTCCCGGATAGTTGTGTCCAGTATATCTCCCAAAAGTTCGGTGATATAACGCAATTCAATCATGCTCATAGTCGGACGGAAACTTTCAAAAGTCAATCGGCTGTAGTCGATATCAACCAACCCAATTTCTTGAAACTGCGTAGCAGATTGAATGTAATTGCCACCGCGTAGGGTATAGAACCGGCTGTTTGTCCATTCCGGAAAATCTGCCGCGTTCGCTTCCAGGTATTCAAGTACCTGATCGAGATATTTAAAACCTCTTCGTTCCAGGCTTTCTTCTACTTTGCCAATTTTGGTATCTGAAGCTGCTACCGATTCACCTTGTTTAGACTCAACTGTAAATCCTTTATCGCCAAACCGAACGGATAATTCAGCATTCCCAAGCCATATGGCCAATGGTCCAAGTGCTTTCTGGACTAAATTATATAGCGGTTGATAATCTTCATCCAGTTCGTCAGCTTCAAGCGCTTCCACCAGCTGCGTACCCAGGTAATGATTTAAAAAAATATCCCGAGCCGTTTGAAGAAACGGTTCAACCCGTTCGAAAGGAATTGAAGCATTAATGCTTACCGTTTTTCGAAGTTGATCTATTGTACTTATAATTGCTGCCATAATTTAAACTTTTTGATTTCCAACTGATTTAATTTGTCCGGTTCCATTGTCGACAGTGGTAAGCATAATATTCGGTACCACGAAATGAATATCCGGATCCCACTTATTTATTTCCTTCACGATATAGAGTGGAAGGACCAACAAATCACGAATCGGTTTCATCATGGCTTGCTTGATAATAAACAATTCCCTGGCTTCCGTACCGTTTATGCTCCCAGAATTTCCCGAAGCTCCGATTATGGAAGGATGAATTTCCATGGCGTAACAGATAGCGTCTGTTACTTCCTGAGAATCTTTCAGATATTCGCCACCGGATAGTTTATTGTCAATTGGTTTGATAATGATATCTTGAGTCTCAAATCCTTTAATTCGGTCATAATCAAACTCAGACACAAACGATTTACCGGCATTTTCTTCACCGGATAGAAAATCATTCATATCCTTCAGGAACTTTTTCCGACGTGCCAGTTTTGCTTTCACATCGGTATCAGGAATTCCTTCCGACTTGAATAATTTCGTCCAAAAATCTTTGTGAATGGTGACATGGAATTTCAAAACCATTTGATTTTGAATCAATGCTTTCCGTAATTTCGGAATGGCACAGGCGAAATCATACAATCCGGATTCGAAAATAGCCCACCAGTAAGGTTTTCCGTTGTAGTATCGTCCGGGTGTTGGTTGCATCAGTTGCACGATATAACTGAAGTCTTTTGGAACTTCAGTTTTACCTTTCATATTCAATGTAATTCCACGCCGTACCTTCAGGTCCCGAAGTGGAGTACGGCGATCGAGCAGTGGAGTTGCTTTTAAATCCGGTTGACTGCCTTCATGCCATTTGGTGGAATAACCATGGTATTCAATAACTCCGGTATCAGGGTTTGCTTTTGAAATCCTGCTGTTCACCGATTCAACGGCATTTAGTTCTACAATTTTATTAGAATTATCTCTGGCAAAAATCAACTCACAATACGATTCAAAAAAAACAACAATATCGTTGGCCCATTCCTGAGTACAATTGTTATAATTATTATCAAGCAGAAACTGGAAGATATCTTTTAGTTCGCTTGACAGCTGCTCAACAATTTTGATCTCTTTCGTAACCGGATCACGTTCTTTCTTTACCACCATGATTCCATCACCATATGCCATCTTACTATTAAATTGCACATTGGCGCCAAGTGTAGAATTGGCATAAACTTTATCCATCACTTCCACCGGTTGTTTATTCCCGATCCCACGTTGCACGAATTTTATTTGCTTGTTTTGCATGTTCGTCGGAGTAAGATCCTTTGTTGGAGTATTTGTGTCTCCAACCATTTCTTTCGAATCGGAAAATATAACCAACGCTTTACTACCTGATAAGTAAGCCGTATTCTCGAAGAGAAAAACCTCTGAGTCTGATTTTTTTGCCATTATATATAAACTTTAAATTCGTTGAACCTAGTAATTAAAATCTTACGGAAAGAATGAGGCTTGTTTTCCCCTTCAGGGATAATGTTTACAGTTGATCCTTTAGAATGAATAGTGGAGAACGTAGCATTATTATATGTTTTTAATTCTCCGTTCTTTTTAGCACATTGAAAACTGAACGGTTTCGGTTTCCCTTTTTCCTTCAACTCCATCAGTTCCCAAATCTTCGACTGTTTAATCAGTTTTTCCATAATCTATCTTTTCAAGTTCAAAAATACTTGTCACTATACCGGCATTAAAGGACAAAAAAAGTGCACCGAGCTTCACAGCCAGATGCACTTAGCACACAAAAGTATTTTTTCATCTCTACCCCTTGCGGGTGCTTGCGTCTTTTTTGCTACTTTTTTGACGCGACAAAAAAGTAGTCGCTACTCACAGCTTCACCCTACTGGATTGTAGTGTGAAGCCTATTTAATTGCATTCAAATAAATCATATTTACATGCTGATTTCAATCCTATTTAATCAAAAAAACTTTTTAATCTTGGAAGATAAAAATTTCAAAATGATTTTATAAATCACATCTATTTGCGTTAAATTTCAAAAATCAGACTATTCCAGTAAAAATGTGTTAAACTTTTGCGTAAAAATTTAATAATCAAAATAATTAAGGGGTGTGTGAGGGGAATTTTTTCCACTCTCTGTTCCTTGGAACCACGCAACGCCCTGACTGGAAGCTTGCCGGCAAAGATAAAATTTCATGTAATATGCTGGGCGTTAACAAAAGCGGTTGACAAATAATGTCAACCGCTTTTGTTAATAGTCTTTGCCTATAAAGATAGCGCCATAGGACTCTTCGTAAGGTTCTTTGTAATAAAAGTTGCAACCAATGAACAACGTGTCCCATGCATCGGTAACGTGTGTCTTATGTTCATCTGGTGCATCAGGTGAGTCATCATTGTGTTCGGGTGTTTTGTCTTTCTCAAATCCATTCTTTCCCTGGCGTATGCCTGTCTGTTCCATTGCTATCTTCAGGAACTCATTATGAATCATATTGAAGCGTGGAGTGAGCAGTTCAGGATCATACTTCAACGCCTTATCTATCTGTAAATGCTTCCAGTCATGCGCTGCTGCCTGACCAATATACACATCGGTAACATTAAATCTATTCTTTTGAAACACTGATACGATTGTATCGCGGTAACTGTCATTGGTTGTACCTGTTGACCATGTGAATGTATGATCATAGTAGAATATAACTTCTTTCTTAATCAATGGTGCATAGTAATCACAGAACATTTGTATTACATCCTGAAGTTTACCAGGTGTTTTAATAAAGAATGACTTAAGTGTCATCATCTCCCTTGTTTCAGAGTTAACCTGACCAACACAGACAGTTGATATAGCAGCATTACTATCACAACCTATATACAATGGTTTCTTAAAGTCTAAGTCTCCATCGCCCAGACAACCGGCAGTAGTGAGCTTCTTCCAATCAGTTTTTTTAGTTCTGCCAATAACGTCCAGGTTCTGCATTCCGCCAGGATCTTTCGGAATATAAAAATGCTGATCGTCATCCAGTGCAGAGTAGAACCCATTCGGAACACGGAACAGACGTTCATTCATAAAAGCAGTACGCCATATCAATGCCGGAGAATCACGGTACATTTGCCATACATAATCTTCACCAACTACCTCAAGATTATCAAATATATCATACTCAGCATAATAAACAGTATATTCCTTATCTTTACCTTTCATTGGTATTTTAGGCCGTTGAAACTTACGCGCTCTGGATAGATCTTCCTCCAGCTCTGCAATCTGACGTCTTGAATATTCAGTTTGTTCAGGCCACTTTTCAAACTGTTTTTTCTTATGATATAAATTCCGAATGAAATTAATGTGCGACGGATCCATTTCCTTTTCTTTATCCAATATCCATTTCCCCATCTTGGAAGTTGGCATATCGGTAGAGTAAGTAACCCGGTGATGAAAGGGTGAGTAATCGAAGTATTGTTTATTCCCACGATTAGCCGGATTTACCTCTGACTTAATCTTATCATAAGAAAGGAACTTTGCTTCAGGTCCGATGATCCAGTCGAGCGACATGGAGTTAGCCGACATTCCCTGGTTGAATGAAAGCACAACCATGATTGTTCCATTCCAAAAATGAAAACAGTTTTGCCATGCGTCACGCAATGGCATTCGTTTAGGTAGTTTGAAGTTTTTATCTGCAGGCGCACGACGGCCAACGAAATAATGAATTCCTTCTACATAACCCCATGAAGAAAGTGCATGACATATTGCCGGTAAAGTATTACCCCATGCTTTTGAATAAGTTGGTGAAAGTAAAGCACCGGTAGAACCCGGCATCGACCAAACATTCTGAAGTATTGCCCTGGCATCTATCCCCTCAGATTTTCCTGTTCCGCGTGAGGCTATAAAATATTCATTATTGGCCGAAATAAGCATGGCATCCCGCTGTGCTTTATTGAAGAATTTAAGCATAGCCTCTTCATGTTTATGAAGTTGAGCCGGATCAGGTTGCTGGTAGTTCATATTATTCTTCGATTACGGCCTCAGTTGCTTTTTTACTCAAGTCTTTTTTGAATAATGCCCGGAATGCTTTCCGGTGTGCTTCCAAATCTTCAATGGGTTCCATGTTCTCAAGTAAGGTGACATCATCCGACGGCTCGAATGATGGTGGAATCATTTGAGTCCAATCAAAATCTTCATCTTCTTTATCGCATCGGGTATATTTCCCGATCTTATCCAAACAGGCAGCCATACCTTTAGCATCCCGTTCAATTTTAGCAATTTCAAAGCCTTCTTTTGCTCCTTCAATAATCATATACCGGTACCATGTTTTAGTAGCCAGTGGAAAATTTCCAACTATTTTTTTGATAGCAGCTACATCGTTGTAAGCTTGGGATTGACTAACCGAAATACAAGTGCCACCACAGCCATTCATAAGAAACGTGACCAGTTCATTGTCCGAAGTGGTAGGTTTTGCCATTAAAGTGGAAACGCAGGCCATTAATCGCTCTTTTATTTCAATCTGAGTAGGATTCAGAACCAGTGAAACTTCTTCGCGGGTTTTGAAAAGAGCCTTTTCTATTTTCTCATAGACAGATAATTCATCTTTTGCCATAAAATAGTATTTATCAAAATGGGCAATGCGCTAGCATCACCCATTTCTTATCTAAAAAAGTTTTATTCAACTCAATTATTCAACAGCGTCCGTTTCAGATTTTGCGGGAGCAAGCTTTTGTTCAAGTTCTGCCAATTCTGCTTTGTAAGCATCAATTCGTTTTTGTGCATTAATTTTAATTACTTCGCGATCAGCTCCGTCAAAAGTTGCTTGAGAATTTTTGAGATTTTCCTGCAATTTCAAAACTCTGCGTATCATTTCAGCACCGGCAACAAATGGATCAGCAGAATACTCTTGTTTTTCAACTTTAATTTCTACTGTTTTTCCTTCGCTCCAGTCGTTGATCATGTCCCAGTTCTGGCGACGTTCATCGTCCAGCTCGCATAATTGTTTTACCAATTTTTTGCGGGTAGAAGGATGAAGCGCTTCAACACTGATTTGCGAATGAATTGAACCCATAAGCGGAGTTATCTCCTGAATCCGTGCATAACGTTTCTGCAGGTCTTCCGGCATATCTTTGATAGCCATAATCTGAATACCACGTTTGGACTTCAATGCTGTCAGTTCTTTTTCAAGTTCCTCCAGTTTTTCTTCGTACTCCGATACTTCGCCCTGAGCGGTTCCCAAATCTGATTCCAATTCTTCAACCTGATCAGATAATTCCGAATTTTCATCCAAAACATCTTCGTTCTCAGATTTCAGCAATTCGATTTTCTCCTTCAGCTCGATAATCTGAGCATTCTTTAGTTCGATAGCTTCCAGTGTTGCAGTATCGGGACCGATTTCCTTCAAAACCAATTCAATGTTCTCAAAAGCTTTTGGATTAACCTGAACATTTTGCGCAATAGCCGAAACTTTGTTGATAAGCATAGTGAAATGGATATCATGTTGTTTCGGCTCTTCTTTCACCTGGCCGAAGTATTCTAAATACTTCTTTTTAATGTCTGGCGATGCCAACTGGGTGAAAATAGCTAAACCGTCGAAGTATCTACCCGACGGTTTAGCAAGCCATTCCTGTATTATTTTCAGCATAATCAACTGATTAAGATTCTGCTAACAAGTCCTCAATATCAACCTTAGTTGCAAGATAAATAACAGGAGAAACTGAGTCAGTTCCGTAAGTTATTTTGTAACCACGTCTGTCAGCACGTTTTTGTCCACCGTCGAATTCAAATTTCAGGTTACACTCCATGCCCGGTTGTCCAACCATGATTTGTTTTCCGTCCATATTTTCAACCACCAGGTAACAAGGTGTATTGTTATACTTACGTGCGATGGCAGCATAAGCAGCTTTATCACCGGCACGGTAAAATTCACCGGCAGGAGCAAAGCTCTGGCCTTCGATTTCACCCTGGCTTGGAGCCGAATATTTTACTGTACCCGGAGTACATTCAATATAAATAGGTTTTGCACCTGCTGTTTTCGGAGTAAATGCTCCGGCAGCTGTGACAAAATCAGCTTCCGTTACCTGAGTGGCAGGAAGTGTGGGAACTGCAGAAAAATGAGTAGCAAGAAACAACAGAACGAAGTTCTTGTAACCGCCCATATTATCTTCTCCGGATAAACCGGTAATAGGATCAAAATTTGGAGTCATTTTATTTTTTATTTAAAAATTTGACAATTAATAAGTTGAGTAACAATAATCCGACTACCTGAGTAGCCGGATTATTGCTTTATTTTTAGGATTCAGCCTTTACGTAGTCACCAGCAAGGTCAAGACCTACGTTGGTTTGTTCGTTAGTTTTGAAAACTTTGGCGTGTACGTCGCGAATACGAACTCCGTAAGCAGCTTCTATCCAGAACTGAACATCGTTAGGATCTTCGAAGATATTACGAACCTGCATGAACTGATTAGATTTTCCGGTATTGAAACCTAAATCCATGTTACCGGCTTTTTGCAATACCAATTTACTTCCGGTACCCAATGCTTCGTGAGTTGAGAAAATCAATCCAGGACAGAAAGCATCTGCACGAAGAGTTTCAAGCATTACTTCAATTTTTGGATAATCAAACGCACGTACTTTCTTGCGGAAAGCAGCGAGAGCCGAAGCCAATACATTCTGAGTAATCAATAATTGTGGAGTTCCACCCATTGACGAACGCAAAAGCGGATGAGCAGTACCGATAAATTCAACCAACTTTTCGTAAGCTGCATAATCAGTATCCGTAGTAGGATTAGCAAATGCACCGGTAGTTTCAAGATTCTTTTGACCGGTAGCAATATAACCGGCAGTAACCAAAAGGTCTATTGCAGGATAGAAACCAGTAAAAGCAGTAGAAGGCGAGAATACATCTTCGTCGCGTTCAGCAAAGAATGCAGCGAAAACCACATCTTCAGCATGAGATTTAATCTCATCTTCAACGATCATTTGTTCCAACGGGTGAACTTTACTCTTCAGATCCAATTTGGTACCGGCTTGCACCAATACTTTTTTGTCCTGGTAATTAGTAATGTTGTCTTTCGTTTTGGAAACAACCAACTCAGGTTTCAATGTGCTTTCAAAGAATTTTGAAATTTCTTCCTTGTAAGTAATTGTCATACCTTGTTTGTAAGGACCAGTAGCACCGGCCTGGCGACGGCGATTTACAACAACATGCTCGTTTTCAACTTCCTGAATATTTAACCCCAAAGCGGCAGCAAAAGATTCAAGTGTAAAAAACGGCAAAGTACGTAAAATCGGATCGTACTGTTTTGCAGCTTCGGTTAATGCTGCTACGTCAATAATTTTAGCCATTTTGATAAAATATTTAGAGGGTTATTTAACTCCGTATCCGGCTTCACGCATTCTAGCTGCAATAGCCATAGTATCACCTTTATGTTCTGTTGCAAAAGCAATCAGATCATCAGTTTCAATAGCACTAGCTTCGGCAGCAGGTTTCACCGCAGTGATACTTTCGGCACCAGGTAATGCGCTCAACGCTTTAACTTTGGTTTGCAAAGCATCACGTTCGATTGTCAACTCTTCTTTTTCAGTGGTCAAAGTGCCCACGGTTTCTTCGAGTTCGGTTACACGAATAGAGGCAGTTTCGTCAACTTCCTGTACTTCGGCATTAATGACGGCTTGAACATTTTCAAGCGTCACGTCAGCAGCTTCAACTCCTTCGCCTTTAGCAGCAACAGAATTTACAACCGCATCGTAATTGTCTGCCTTTTCTTTCAAAACATTGAAAGCAGCAGTTGAAAGGATTTTAGTCATGGATTATGAATTAAAATAATTAATAAAATTTTCGAATGTGTCTATTCCGTCAATCAATCCGAGTTCCAATGCCTGTTCAGCATACCAAACTTTACCGGTTCCCCATTCGGTGCTGTCACCTTTCAATTTTCCATCGCGGTTTTTTTCGACAGAATCCAAAAAGTTTTTTGTAAATACATCCAAATCGGAAATCAATGCTTCAGGTTTCCCTGCAACAGCATCGTTATGATCTTTATTTTTATCAGTTGAAAAACTGGAATACATTTCAATAATGTTGATTCCCAACATTTCAAACTGTTTTGATAAATCAATAATGGTGATATATGCTCCAATGCTTCCAATTCTGGCCATATTGCTATTTGCACAGATATAATCGCAAGCTGAAGCAATTCCATAAGCGGCAGAACAGGCAAAATCATCAATGAAAGCGCCAACCGGTTTATTTCGTTCCGAAATTGTTTCCTGCATTAATTGCATGGCATAACCTTCGCCACCACCGCTGTCAATTTTCAGAATTATAGAACTGATATTGTCAGAGGCATAGCATTGTTTCAGTAAGTCCGATTTGGTTTTCATTCCTGCGGGTCCGCATTCCTGATCATACTTGGTAATTGCACCCTCAATATTGATAATGGCAATTGCTCCTTTTGGCGCATCGTTAATAGATACTCTTTTGCTGTTATCACTTCCGGCATTAATGCAAATTGAATTTTTATCATTCAATTCAGGTATGTTTAGCTGAGAAATATCTAATCGCTCACCTTTCAAATAATTGGCAATAAGTGGCAAATAATTAGTGGCGTATGATTTATTCATCAGCCAATAACCATTTAATATATTGTGTAAGTGAAGCATAAGCTAATTATTTAGAATAAAAAAAGCAGTACTATTGCAAATTGTATTGCAATAGTACTGCCTCGTTTAAAGTATTTAAAGGACTGTTTATACCACTAATTCAAGCTCTGGGTGTTTCATTATACCCGAAATTATAAGTTTTGTACCGGAGTAACCATTCGCCTGGCTTGGGTTTACATTTTCAGGTTTTATGGTCAGCGGGTTTTCTTTATCACCGGCAACCAATACATCGCCATTACCGGTAATGTACTTTATTAAAAATTTACGCATTTGAAAACTTACCAGTTCTCCGTAACTCGATAAGCTAAAACGAGGGCAATAAATTGTACCGGCTACGGTATATGGTGTCAATCCGGATTCATCACCAGGCGTCACGGTTATTTCTATTTTTCCCGGAGTGGCCGGAATTTCATTCCACGGTTTATCGGTCGGGAGTGAAACAATTATTTTGGATCCAACCACTGCACAAGTTTTTACATTTTCGACAAAACAATATTCAGCCGATATAATTCCACCAATATTATCCATAATTTTACTATTATTTTATATTAATTATTTGATATTTAAACACTTCGCCATCTTTACGCCATCTTTACCGCCAATATTGGACAAAATACCGAACTTGGTGCACGAAATAAATTCAACTTTTAACGTGTTTTTTTCTCCTGTATTTTCGCTTTGTTCGTTTCTGAGAATTATCCCTCCAGCGATAAAAATTTTTTAATAATGCATCGCTTGTAATACTTTCGATCCTATACTGGCAAATAAAGAAATTCACTGTAATATCATAATTTTGCTCATCATCATGTTTCTTTTTAATAAGCATGGTATGGAGTTCTTCCCAAAATAAAAGTTCTATGTGTTTTTGAATGATCACACATGATTTTTCAGACAGAAAATTGTAATAATCTAAATTCTTTCTACAACCATCCTCATCACTACGTCGATTTGGTAATACAATCATCAAATTACCAATATCATGATGATAATTGCAAGGACGTTTTTGGAGTAAATTGTAAATAATTATATGTAAATCCGTTTTTGGAGGAAATGCCACCGGTTCGGTGAAATCTTCGCCCCACTTTCCGATGCAGTATTCTGCCAGGTGCGGTTTAATGGTGATTTTAGTAGTACTCATATCTTTAAGGGTTGAATGATTGTAAAATAGGATATGCAGACTCAAGTACCGACATTTTTGATTGCCGGTACCGGTCATTATTTTTCGGTTGAGTAATTGAATCGAAGCTATTTATATTCACTTCCGACTTGATATCAACAATATATGGGAATTCGCCCCGGTAAATTACCTGTTGGCCATATCCGCACTCTCTCAGTCTCCTGGCCGAATGTGTATCCATACCACGGCAAATATCCGGATCGTATAAACCGCCAAACTTTGAAACTACCGATTGAATAGCCGATCGGTGAATCATCCGGCCGGCTCCGATCACGTGCGGAGAGTTGTAATAAAAGAAAAAAACAGGATCCTCATTTTTCTTGAGGAAATAAAGCGAGCTTATTCCCATAAGTGGAACATTCGCTTTAATGAATGGAAGATACTTATCAATCAGTCCTGGATGAATCAGGTCATCACTGCCAAAATTCAGAATATAATCGTAATTGAACCTGGCTGCATATTCAATACCGTCGTTTATCTTTTTGCCTAACTTATCGTTACCCGAAAATATCATATCTCTGGTATGTTCGCAGGCATCATAAATAGCTGTAAGTTCAACTAATTCGGGATCTTCAGACGAAAAAATGTACAAAACGGTAAGTGTGATTTTTGATTTTGTACGGTCGAAAAATAAATCGAGCTGTTTGCATACCAGTTCAAACACTTCGGACCGTCCCCAACAGGGCATAATAATTACAATTTTTGGTTTTTTCATTGCTTAATTTTTAAAAATTAAATCATTGTTTATCAGATAATTAAACTATAATTAAATATACAAAATAGTACTGAATTGTGCAACTTTATTACAGCTTATTTTTTGACTGATAAATAGTACCCGTTCAAAACATAGGCATCAAGTTTGAACAAAAGTACGAAACTGTACTATTTTTTTTATATATTATTGTTATTCAGCTACTTAATACCGTACAAAATTTCGTACGAAATCGTTTTTTTTGTTTTTTTTCCGTACTAAATACCATTTCGTGCAGATTAGTACGAAAGGAACAAAAGTGTGCAAATTTGGAACGTACTTAAAAATCTGATTTTCAATAATTTAATTTTCAAAAATTAAAGTTTGTTCCGTTGCACTTTTTTTTCTTCATTTTTTAATAGGGGTATTTTAATCAGAGAAGTTAAATAAAAAAAAGAGAATATTATATAGCAGACCTGCTATTTTTTACTCTCTTTTTATTGTTGGAAGGATGGTTTTGAACAGAAGTGCAACGCACAAATTTCGGCATATACAATTGACCAAAAATTTACTTACAGAAAGTAAGGGGGTGCGGGGGATTTTAAACCCCTAACCCCTAAAGGGGAATAAGAATAGTTACTACCACAATCATAACCGTATTGCAGCTAAAGGTGATTGAATACTACTGATCCGATTGTGCGATATATGCAGGTAAATACCAGTAGTTTTTACCGATTTATGTCCTGCCAATCGTTGAACTAAATTAATATCAGTACCAGCTTCTACCATGTGAGTAAAAGCGCAATGCCTGAGTAGGTGTGGATATATACGTTTCTTTATTCCTGCTTTACGAGCCAGTTGCTTCAATACGCTGCTTACACTTGTTTCGGAATACTTCAATTCAAACTGACCGTTCAATACATATTCAACTGACTTATATTCTTTCCAGTATTTCTCCAATAATGGAATTAAATCGGGTGAAAGCATTACCTGCCTATCCTTTGCACCTTTACCCTGAACGATAGTAATGATCTTTCTGCTACGATCTATATCTTCCCATTTCAGATTCAATAATTCAGATATACGCATTCCGGTAGAATAAAATATGGAAAGAATAACTTTGTGCTTCAGATTCTCACAGGCATCGAATAACCGTTGAATTTCTTCCTGACTATATACCACCGGAAGTTTATTCTGTTTGCGTGGATACTCCACCCTGTCCAGTTTTTTAGGTTGGTGGCCGACTTCCTTATAGAAAAACTTTATAGCGCACAGCGCAGCACGGTGCGAAGCTGTATTTGGTATATTACGCAAATACTCAATAATCTGTTTTTCGGAAATTTCAGAAGGTTTTGTTGCCACTGGTCCAAAGTGCTTTAAAAATTTCTCAATTTGAGCTACATAACTATCCTCTGTATTCTTCGCATATCTATAATACTGAATTTTTTCGGATAGTTGACGGGTATAGTTTCCGATATTCATAATTTAATGTTTTAATTATTAGTTGGTTGGATATGGTTTTGTATAGATAATAGTTGTCTGCAATTGTGAAAAAACAAAGAAACAGCACATTGTGGGCGGAAAACGTTTAAATCGAAATTCGAAGTTGGAGAACTTCGATAAGCACGAAATCAAAAAGGATAGAGAGAAATGTATTTATCGGAAAGCCGAATTTGCTTTCGAGCATGATTTTCAAGAAGAAAAGAAGAAAATCAATTTCGATTAAAACGTTTGGGGATTGGATTTTATTGTGCTGATTCAAAATTTTTTCAACATTTGTTCAAATCTACAAAGACGACCCTTATCAAACATAAGCGTCATAATTGTTTAATCGATTTGCACAAAACAACAGACAGACAACACGCACCTAATAGCAATTGCCTGATTCATCGGTTGCTTAAAGTGTGTATCCCGCAAATACCGATTGCGGTTGAGTGCTGCTATTAAGCCCGCCAATCGGCAACAGCTTTTAGCTGCAATACGTTATGCGTCAGTGTG